CGGGGGGGCTAGCAATGCTGTCAATAGAGAGAAGAAAGCAAAACCGCTCGTGGGTTTCCTTCCGAGAAGCTCATGTCCTCTCCTTCAACAAGCATCCTCTGTCTGAGCGTACCAGGCAGATTGTTTGGATTGATAGCACCACCAAAACTCGCTCTTCGCATGATTGCAGCCGCAGCCGCAAAAATCCTAGGATCACGCTCGAGTCCCATGATCATTCGAAATCCCTGCCGGGTGGTCATGGCGTAACCGGCCTTACGTTGGTCACTTAGCCCGCGGTTTTGGGGGCGATGACGCTCAGGGAGTGCCATTGCTCTTGCAACCTCGTGCTCTGGCCTATCAGGAACACCGTTCACCCAGTAGTGTCCCAGGAAGTGTGGCCACTCTTCCATTGTAGTACGAAGTCCAGCTCCTGATGTAACACCAGTCTTGTCCGGATTGAGCGTAAAGCCCAATTCGCCAGCGAACCTTGACATCACTTCGGGTGCGATGTACCGCTCACTGCCGAACAAAGCGTCGTCACCCATTACGAAAATCGCATTGAATGGCAACTCTTGTCCTGTTGCACCGATCCAGATGTACTCTGTCACGATGAGGTTGACGATTGAGCCGACTAGTGATGTAAAAGCTGAACCGCTCGGGATACCGTGGTGCTTCTGGTATATGTTACCGTCAGGACCGACGATTCTAGTGTGGATAAAGTCTCGGACCAGCTTCTCCCACACGAGACCCAAGCTATCATCCATGGTGAACGTTCCACGAATCATTGAGAAAACGTCCTTCAGGATGAATGATGGCACACATGCATCGAATTTCGAAAAGTCAGTTCCGTAAATGTATCGGAAACGACCATCTAGTTCCGAGATGAGCGCCCCTCTCTCGAGGGTCGAATACCCCCATGAGAAAGGTCGTGCTTTCCTGAGTGATGCCTGAAGAGGAATTGAGAACATTCCTCCCACAACAGTCGTGACGAGTGGCGCCATCCAGACCAAACGAGTCTTTGGCGCACCGTCCCCAGGCTGAACGCGATGGCCGCCAAGGAAAGGGTCAAGACTTCGGTCACCGGCAACAACGTGAGATGCCAACTCCCGAGCACGATCCTTTTGACCAGGGTCATCATTATGACCCAAGTAAGGCAGACCACTAGCGGCAGGACCGCGGAGATGATAATCCACGACCGTATCCACCTCAAGAGGTAGAACGGTTCCCGCTGCCGATAGAACAAGACGACGGACCGCTGATACCGCTCTGCGGTACCTTGCTCCGTTAGGCCTTGTCCCGGTTCGCGAACAATTTGTAGAGCCACCTCCGTTGTTTTTGGAGGTGTTACTCCGAACGTCATCACGTAGGCCGCTGTGAATAGCTGTCGCGCGAGCTCCAGCTCGTCCGGTTCTTGTGTCTCCGGCAAAGCCGGCGGTCTGAACCTCGGAGTTTCGTTCCGGGGCTCCCCGATTAGCGGTATTTCCGCGCTTTCCGCAGGAGCAGAAAACACCGGCCTTGTGGGTCCCAAATTCGTGGACCGGGCAGGCGTACCTGTTGAGA